CAGGGAGGATGATATTCCCTGTGGGGTAATCAGGAGCTAAGTCTTTACTTCGAGGCGGATACACGCGAACGGGAATTAAAGTTTGCAACGTATCCGTTAGCGTGGCTAACCCTAGTGCTGTTACTCGCCTTTTTCCATTTCCTAAAATTATCGCCTGTTCGACAGCAGCATAGGTATCCCCAGTGCTGATTACATTTCCTGAATACATTTACTTTCTCCAAATAATTTGATTATTACAGTCCGTAAGTTCTTGCCTCAATCACGAAATCGTCATTAAGTCTGGCTAATCCCATGAACGCCTGCCAAATAACAATCAAGAAACGGCTGTAGTCATCATTCTGGTTTCTCAGTATCTGTACGGGAATGCCATTTACAGGATCTCCACCGAATATTTCTCCTACTGCATGTTTACCAAAAGCCATACCTGGGTAGGCAGTACGGAAAGCGCTACCTGTAGATTCACCACTACCAGATACCGCAGCAGTGTAGGTTAACTGCACTTGCTTGGTGGGTATGTTGTTGCTTACAAAGAATCTAAATTGATTGTAAACAAATCCACCAGGCATCATTGCATCATCCACACCGGGCAACGCTTGCCCCAAATATGGGAAGTACCCAGCTAACCCTGGCTGGTTTACCGGATTATTATTGGGTACAATCATTGCTTGTGGATTGGCGGGAGGCATCATTCCAGCGCCAAATGGGTCTGGTTGATTACCCATAATTAACGACACTGGGAACCATGAAGCTGCTGTTAACTGCTCACGGAATCTAGTATCTTGACGTAAGTGATTCCACATCCGTGGGTGTAGCAAATAATGATAAAGTCCATCATCAAATGGAGGAGTTTTATTGATGACCAACCATTCTAAGATATAGTCAAGGTCATTAACTGTAAGTTTCTGTGGTCCTGTTGCATACGTGCCACCATCTGCAATACCACCTGGATTCCATTTGTTGGGTGTATTTCCCAGAGCTTTGATGTAAAATCTATCTGTAGTGACGCGATAATCCATAAGTAGAGTGTCACTACCTACGGATGAGTGAAACTGCGGAGCTATTAATGGCTGTGCGTACCCTTGATCCCATAGCATACGTTGCTGCTTCCGCATCGCAGGTATGCTGAATCTGAAGTTTCCGGGTAATCCAGGATTGCTTGAGTCACCGCTGCCAGGACCAGTAATTTCCCTGAGAAGAATTTGAATCTTCTCATTTGGAATTTGTCGAGTGTTTGCAGTGCCCAATATTTCCGTATCGCTACGTGTGCGATACTCAATATCCATGTCGCCTTGGTCAGGCAGGAATCCAAATCTATCCATAAGATAGACTTCACCAGGACGCAGGTTTGTATCTTGTATAAAATCTGGTTGCGCTACCCATCTTGCAATCGTTGTAGGGCTTGGGCGATATGCCATAGCCGTTAGAATTGCAGGGTAATCTTGGATATCTAGAGTGTTTGTTGCGATTTCCCGAACCGATTAACAGACTGAGTATGCTAGACGAGATTAGACCAATTTAGGAGATTAGAAGATTATCGGAACATGCCTGCTACGGTAGCAGCAGCATTATTCAGCGCAGCTTGTGTATTTGCAGCAGCCTGATTCAATCTATCCCCAGCTGTTGCATACATCCGATTTAAATTTTGGGTAGTATCGAAAGCCATACTTCGCGCAGTATTTGAGTTTGCTGCTCTATTTCCTAGATCGGCGGTAAAGTCGGCTCGCCCTCTAGCTAAACTTTCTAAATACTCAGCTTCTTGGCGTTTTTGCTGCGCTTCATAAGCAATTTGCTCTCTGGTTTTATTCCCTGCAAATCCAGCGTTCTCGTTTCTTGCTGCAGTTGCTTGCAGTGTTGAAAAATTACCGTTTGATCCAGGAGCGTACAGAGAATCTGTGTTGATTGGAGTGCCTACCATATTATTGAATCCTTTATCTTGTGATGAGTGTGCTGAGTTTGGAGCATTTGCGTAGAGCCAATCCAATCCTTTTTCGGCGGCTGCGTTTATCGCCATACCTCCGATTTGTTTTGCTATTGGCATTCCATATCTTAGAGCAACTTGTCCAAAAGTCATTTCTACCTATTCAGCAATTGCTGAGTGTGAACTCTTTTTAGTTGTTTTCCAAACCCCTGCGATTGCAGTCCATTTGCCCAAGCGACTATTGAGTTGATTTCTTGAGGTTTCTGCAATTGGGGAGGTAAAGACACCTGATCTTGTAGAAAACTTCTGTACGGATCTGAGTAAATTCCAGATGTGGCATATCTCTTGCCTTCAAAGTTTTTCACAACATCGATGTATTCCTCAGATATCAATTGCATTGCAGCATCATCAGATCCTTCTATATGCCGCTTTATTAGATTAGAGGTATGCATTAATGCGAATTGAGGAGTATTCAGCATTGCGTATTGGATATCAGCAATACTGTACAAAGCATTCAACTCTTGATTAAAAGCATTAGCCAATCCTTGCGATGCCGATGCTAATCTGGCTACATCGTAAGCCGCATTCAACTCTTGACTAAAAGCATTAGCCAATCCTTGCGATGCCGATGCCAGACCAGCAACTCTTTCTAGCTCGCTAGCATATTGACCTAAAGCATTGAATACGTTAACAATTTGCTGAGTCACCTGCCAAAGTTGCTGCAACTGATGATAATGCTCATTAGCGCATTTTACAGCTACATCAAATTTGGATTTTATCTCTGCTACTTGCTGTTGCGAGTTTTGAGATTGCGATAATAACTGAGGATTTCTCAGCAACATCTCCTGCATAGCAATTTGCTGTGCATTAGCTGGCTGAAACTGAGCAGCATTCATCGGAGAAAACTGACCAGTTCCAGGTGCTAGATTTGCGCCGGATTGACGTTGCCCAATCTTTTCAATCAAATCAACTAGCTTAGATGCTTGATCTATGCTATCTGGTTGAATTTGTGGGACTAGACTTACTGGCTGCTGGTACGGAGTTTGTTGTGCGTACATTTGCTAGTTTCCTTAATTGAGATAAAGTCTGATTTATTTCAGTATCAATTTGATCTAAATCAGGAGAATCTTTATACTCAGGTTGATTGTAGGTAATCTCTTTTTGTAAGGTCAAGACGCCTTGAGAAACGAGCTTGTCAAGCCCTAGTGAGATTGCCCAAGGTCTCTTCGGATCTTGCGGATCTGGCATTTGCATAAATTGAGTGTATAGTTGCAATGCTGCTCCAATACCCTCTAGTGCAGATGTCACAACTCTAGGACTAAAACCAGACATTGAGTTCCGAATTTCATCATCTCTCATGTTTGGATACAACTTGGATAGTGCTATTTCCTGAGAAATACCATCTTCTCGCTCGTTTCTATACACGATACTAGCATCAAGCATTTCTCTTGTTGTTCGCTGAAATACATCTTTTGTGTATCTCCATACGCAGTCTCTTTGCCCAAGAGGAGGTAACCCAGGGATATCAATTTCTATCTCTTCTGTTAGATAGAAATAAATTTTTCTAAATAATCCATCCGTGATATTTTGATTAACTAATTGGGCTGCTGTTGAATCCCCATTCAAAAATTGCTCAACAATAAATTTGGTCATCGCAACTTTGCATTTGCGCTCTTCAACTAAAATAATTTTAGAGAGTAGTCTACATAACCCTTTGTTGCCAAGTAGTATGTCAGATTTACGCATCGATGTGTTTTCTATTCTCCCAAATAGAGATTTGATTTCTCCAAAAGTGGCGCTTGCAGATATACCTAATGGGTCAACACCTCCCAGTGTCCAATGTATTAACTCCCGTAGACTTCTAATGAACAAATTTTGATCGCCGCTAACCGCGTCTGGAGACTGGATATACCCAAATCTTTCCCCATCCTTGATATTACCCACTACCTGAGGCATCCTAAATGAGGGTTGACCAGGATTGAAAATAGACTTAAACCCATTTTGCCCAGCCCATGAGTTAGCTATTAGAGAGTTTTCCTGAACTTTTTGTATCTCTTCTACAACATTGCCTGCATCTCTGCTAGTTACCAAAGTTGGAGTGTAGAATATCTTCAAGTTTTTAGTGGCATCCAGCAACAAATCATTGTGATCTTCTATAGAATCTTTGATTGGGGTGAAGTCATCTATTCCTGGCTTATTTGGTTTTGGTGCGTAATTCTTGCAAATTTCAAAAGGGAACTCTGGGGAGAATGGATTAGGTGTTATTTTTGGAGGTCTATTAACATTTCCAATATAATTAGTTTTCCCTTTGTAAGTTGCATAGGTATAGTAAAGCGATTTAATACTCGTTGGTTTTTGTTCATAAGTCCACTGCACATACTCATTTCTATCAACAAAGGTAACTTGATATTTAGTATGCGATAAACCCATCGTAGATGTTAAGAAATTTCCGGGTTTATCTCCGAACATATTATGATAGTTAGTTTCTATTTCTTCTTGAATAACTACACACTCAATCTCTCTTTTATTATCTTCATTGTAAAAAATCCAATATTCTGGGTCAGGATTGTTTCTGCCTCCAATAAAGTAATCTATTGCGTACCCTGAATCAATATCATCCGAAGGTGTCACAAGCCACAATACCTCTCCTCTGGCAACAAGTCTATCCATACAGGGTTCTAATCTTTGCTTGAGGTAATTATCATTTAATAGTCTAAAAATGAAATCTTTTCTGATATTATTGTAGTCTTGTACTGCTTTGAATTCGACATTTCCCCCTCGGATTCCCCACTCTCTCATTTGGGACATGTGCAGCGATACTACGGTGGTCTTGACACTTCCATCAGGATTTGATTCTCCAAGCGCTAGAGATATGATTTTTTCTAAAGTAGATCTCTGTGAGTTAATCATAAAAAATGCAAGCATGTTAATATGCTTGCAATTATAAGGTATCTACTGTTTGAGTCTGTTGCTTTACTTACATAGATTCTAGGAAAATAAGTAACTTATTTTACGATCCAAAAGCCTCAAGCGAATATCTAAAAGGTTCCCCAGGAATCTCCTTTACAAGTCTGAGCATTTCTTCTGCTATCCAATGAATTTCATCTTGTGCATGCTCACTATTGCGTAATCCTTGGAAGTGCATAAAGCTGCGGAAATTAAAGCATACATCAAAGTCTAATTGCTTATTGTAAGGCAAAAAATATCTAGCAGATTCTTTAGCTCTTTTGCGCCCTAGAGTAGGTGTAAGTTCCTTAAGCGCTTGATGGTAATAATGATGTGATAGCATTGTATGCTTGTCCAACAAGGAGTGCCATGTTAACTTTTCATCTCCAAGCCCTAGCTTTTGAGTATCTTGGACATTGATTGTTTTCCAATCTTTAGGTAAGTACCACTTGTCTTCCAGTTCTTTATAGCGAGCTGATTCACTATTTACTGATACCCCAATTCTGTGCTTAAGCGTATGTATATGACTTGCAAGTTCAGCGGTAACTTGAAAATCCAATAAAGATTTTTCAAATGGACTATGATGCATATGTTCAGCAAGAAATATAAGTAGATCTCTTGGAGATTTCTTCTTCTGGATCACCGTCTGGCTAAATAGCCAGTGTATGCGTTGGTCAATCTCATCCGGAAGTTCGCCATCTGAATCTGCTATCTCTAAGTTGGTAGATTGCCATGCAGATAAACAATGCCTTTCGTCACCGCCATAATATCCAAGTAAGATTACTGAGTTATTAGTCATTTGATTAATAATTGACAACTACAATAAAAGTATGACATGATTAAGTATCAGTGTAAATAGGCTTACAGATATTTTGTATGCAGCTTGATAATGCACACTTAGGGAATGCCCAGATAGCTTTGAGTATTCATGATCGAGTAGACAAAGACTATGGAGAACTTAAACACAAAAATCTTAGAGAGTATATCTACAAGATTGCAGAATTACAAAATGAGACAGAACTACTCAACTTTGTAATTGTTGTGCCTGGTATTCATGAAGAGAGAAAGTCTGAAGTAGAGAATATACTTATGACTTTGCAATTCCGTAAGCCTACCCAAGTAGAAATATTTTTTCGGGACGGTCAAAATCTCGCAGCTGTTTATGAAGTTAAGGAAAATAAAAAATGAGATATTTCTTTTCTGATCATGATGTATTTATCTGTCAGAGATTTGCCGACTCAGTTAATAACCTCAAAACTAAGTACAGAGCAACTAGAAAGTTAAATAATAATCCTCACTACCTAGGAAAGCTCGGTGAAGTTGCATTCTCAAAATTATTTGATTTGTCTGTTAATTTTGATGTTCATCAGCAGGGGGATGCTGGATATGATTTTTCCTTAAATGATATTACTGTGGATGTAAAAACTACTAAGTATTGGAAATACCCAGAGTTAAAAGAATTTCCTGGGCGACAACTTAGTGCAGATATATACATACTGGTTGGTGTTAATTTAGATGAATTATATGGAGATGTTTGCGGTTTTATAACTCGCAAGAATCTAGAAGGGATGCAACCAACTAACTATAGAGACAAGGGATTACGGATAGTTGCAAAGCCTAAAGATCTATGCAGAGATTGGGGATTGTTGCAGAGATACGCTAATTTAGTAACTTTGTAAAGTTGTGGAAAATTACGGATACTTACGTACGTACGTAAAACCTTTTTTTGTTTCCCTACGTAAAAATACGTAGGTTTTCGATAACCCACCAAGAAACTCTGATATTTTTCCAAACTGGGATAATCAGGGTTTTGTCAATTTATGGTGTACATATTCACTTTTGTAGGTTACAATCCTGATTGTAAACATGATTGTGACTACACTATAAATGTAAATGATGGCTAAAAAAACAGCAGGTGCGTATTTTGATATAAAGATTGACAAAAGAGAGGATTATTTGCTAGAGATGCTTTGCGCTAAGCTTGGTAAAAACAAAAGTCAAATTATAGTGGAGTGTATTAGGAGGGTAATAGAAAATGCAAAGTAAAACACTGGTGGTTAGGGTATCTCGACAAGACAAGGATTCTCTTATGCGAGTTAGGGATAAAAAAAATGAAGATTGCGAGATTGGGGTAACCTACACTATGACCATGTTGGTAAAGGAAGAGTTACGAAAGC